AGAACCGGCTGCACCGCCTGTTGATCCAGCGGCAGGGTTACGGACAACAGCGGTCCCGGCGCGAACCCCGGCGAGCATGTCGATAAGTGCCGGCACGTCGGTGAGTAGCCCGTCCAGTTCCACGATGCAGGCCGTGCAAAGGTAAAGCGACGTGGCACGCCCGCAACCCTCAGTAGTGCAAGTCATGCCTTCTCCTTGTCGTTCGGAGTGATGGTTACATTCAGGACTACCTCAACCGCTTTGATGAAGTCAGCGCGGTGCACGTCGTGCGAGACGGACAACTTGCCGTGACGGTATGAGTTGATCTGCACTAGCCCGGAGTGAGGCTGGGGTTCGGCTATTTGGATGTTGGATTTGTAGCTGTAGTAGTCCCAGATCCGGACTCGCTTGGCTTTCACTGGTCGTCCTCCTGGAGTTCGGTGATGGTGATGGTTATGCCCGCGTCACCCTTCCCGCCTTGACGCAAGTCAGGACCTATCAAATGGGCGTTGGTGTCGTCGGGGAGTAGCCCATAGTCGGTGACCAGCCCATCGACACATGCCTTTAGCGTTGGCATCAGGTTGTGTACGTCGTATTGACGGTTCGTGGGTTTGGTGACGTGCGCGATGATGTGGACGCGAGACAGGTTGCGGGGTAGGTCAGCGGCCATCGCGTTGGTGAGTGCGAGCCGGCGCCAGTGCTTCGTGAGTTGCGCCTTCTTCGCCCAGTGATAACGCTGGTTGAGGTTCAACATGGGCAGTTCCGACGCCACGGTAACGGTCCAGGTGCGGGTCATGCTGCACCGCCAAAGTCCAACGCAGCGTTCTGTAAGCGCGTTTCGAGTGAGAGCTTGAGGTAGTCGGCGCTCAGGTCGATACCCACGTATTGGCGGCCTGCATCTCTTGCGACCATGCCCGTTGTTCCCGACCCACTAAATGGATCTAGTACCGTGCCGCCTGGCAGGCTCCCGGCCAGTACGCATCGGCGGGCTAGCTCCGGTGGCATTACGGCCGAGTGCGCGGCTCTGAATGGCTTTGTCGGGATTGACCAGACATCGCCGGGGTTCGCCCCCAGCGCGTTCGGTACCGTTTCTTTGCGCTTGCCGGGTGACTGCCCGGCTGGAGCGTAGGCTGTTTTGCGGGCACGCCCCGCTCTGGCAATTGACGCCGGTGCATGGGGTACGCGGATTTCGTCAAGTCCGAAGTGATATTTTGGCGACTTGGCAAACAGGAAAACCTGCTCATAGGTTCCTCGCAGACGGCCCTTAGTGCTTTCGGGCATTGCGTTCGGCTTGTGCCAAACGATAGCGTTGCGGAGGATCCAGCCGTCATCTTGCAACGCCAGAGCGACGCGCCACGGCATCCCCATCAACTGCCTGCCCTTGCTGTATGAGTCTCCAAGGTTTAGCCAGAGCGTCCCGTCATCAGCGAGTACGCGCCGAAGCTCGGAGAATAGTACCCGCATGGTTTCGACGTACTGGGCTGGGGTCTCTTCGAGTCCATACTGGCCGTCATTGCCGTAGTCCCGCAGGCCGTAGTAGGGCGGGCTGGTGACGATGCAGTCTATGGAGCCCGCTTTGAGTGTCTTGGCAACTTCGAGCGAGTCGCCGTGGTGCAGCGTGATCGTGTCATCTTGGTAGTACAGGCTCATTCTTCCGACTCCTCTTCTTGGTGGTCGCATCCGTCGCCGCATGTTCCGACGCAGTCTTCTGCGTGCCAAGCATAGATACTGTCCAGGGCTTCCTTTTGCCGGTTCGGTTTCATCCCTGCTCCTTAAAGTGCAATGCCCCGTTGTCCGGGGCGTGGTGGTTGGTGGTGGGGGCGGTCATGCGGCTTGCCTGAGTGCGTTCTGCGGGCTAATGCCTTTGTCGAGGGCCTTGCTGTATTGCCCCCAGAACTGGAGTTCGGCTAGTCCTGTTGCGCCGTGCCGATTTTTGGCAACCAGCATGGAGAGGTCATAGCGGTTATCGCCCATGATTTCCCTATGCAGGAGAATGACGACATCCGCGTCCTGCTCAATCGCGCCGGATTCGCGGAGGTCGCTGATTTGCGGCATCTTGTCTTCGCGCTGGGTGGATCCTCGGTTGAGCTGGGATAGTGCGATGACTGGGATGTTCATGTCCATTGCCATGATTTTGAGTTGGCGGGACATGTCGGCTACGAATTCGTGGCGGGGTCGTTTGTCGCCTGGTTGTTGGGTCATGAGTTGGAGGTAGTCGACGACGATGCCGGCGAGTGGTTTGCGGCGGTTGACGGATCGGGCGAACCGTTTGATGTCGGTGATGGATACCCCGGATCTGTCATCCACGAACAGGGGTACGTGCTGCCATGTTGCGCGGCGGTCCCTGATCTTTGCCCAGTCGGATACGTCTAGGTTGCGTTCGATCAGCTTGGAGACGTTCAGGTTCAAGTCCGCGGACACTGCCCGGATCTGAACGTCGTTATTGGACATTTCGAGGGATGAGAACGCGACGGATCCGTGTTTGGTGAGTTCCTGCGCCAGGTTGAGCGCCACGACTGATTTGCCCACGGACGGCCTCGCAGCGACAACGTAGAGCGCACCGGGCCTGAGTCCGCCGATGATGTCATTCACGGACTGCCATGGTGTCGGGCGGTGGTCTATTTCCTCATCCAGGGTGCCGAGCATGACGTCGATGGTTTCCCCGAATGACTGCACGACGGAGCCGGTAGCCCTGCTGGTGCGGTCAACTTCGCGGCGTGCTGTCTCCACCAACTCGTCAACGTCGCCGCCGCTGCTTGCGAGGTCTTGGATCTTGCGGCCTGCTGCGGTTAGGCGGCGCCTGGTGGCTGCGTGAGCGACTATCTCGGCGTAGTAGGCACCGGAGGACGCAGACGGGACAGTAGCCGCTAGGGAGTGCGTGTAGCCTGCCCCACCGGTACGTTCAATCTCACCCATCTTCGTCAGCGCGTCGTTCACCGTGATCGCATCCACCGGGGAGCCAGCCTGCACAAGGTCAAGGATCGTCCGGTAGATGGTTTCGTGCGCGGGCCGGTAAAAGTCCCCGCCGTCCAAGATGTCACTTATCTCCGTGATCGCGTCCCGGCTGATAAGCATCGCACCCAACACGGACTGTTCCGCTACCGCGTCATGTGACGGGTTCTCTTCGGTCATCGGTTGCCCTTTCGTGTTGTGTTGTATCCGGGGACAGCTACGGACATATGCGGATGAATCGGTCGCACTGCCCATCGATCCGCGCCGTCATAGGTCCGAGTAATGAATTCGCAGTGAACGCACCGCCAGCGATACCAGCGTTTTGTGTGGAGCCACCAGAACGGGCGGCGTGCGAAAGTGTGCGCGCAGGTCATGCTGCACCTCCAAAAATGTCTAGGGTTCCCTGACTAAGCCTGTTGGCTGCGTGTTCGCACCAGCGCTCGTCCTTCTCGATGCCGATTGCGCGTCTGCCTGCATTGGATGCCGCTATTAGCGTTGCCCCGGATCCTGCAAACGGATCCAATATCAGGTCTCCCGCTCGTGAGCTGGCGTTTATCATGTGCCGCAACATAGATTCCGGCTTCTCGCATGGGTGCTTGCCGGGGAAGGGCGTCACTGGCGCGAAGTTCCACACGTCCGTTGAGTGGTCGCGCCGGTCGATAGTGAACGGGCGGCGCTTATCCTCGTACTCCGCAAGCAGCTTGACGTTCCACTCGCACAGCTCCGAGTAGCCGAGGTGTAGCGACTTCTCTCCGAGGATTTCCCTCATGCGGGTATATGCTCCGTGCGTCGGAAGTGATGAACCCTCTTCCCATCGTCTAAACATTGCCGAGTCGTAGCCCATTTCAATGCCAACCGAAGCGCCTGTACGCCCAACGCTTTGCGCGGCTTCCGTGAAGTACGCGCCGAGCTGTTGGAACACCTCGCGGCGTAGGTTAGGGGAGTCTTCCGTGTTGGCGTCGGTGTTCTGCTCAGCAAACACGATGCCTTCCCATGCGGTCAGGTATGAGCGCAGAGCCGCTAGCTCGGCTTTCTGGTGCCAGCCTGCTTCCTTTACCCACCGCACACTATTGAGGACGCGGAAACGCTCGCTGACCAAACGTTCTACAGAGGAAGTCATAGCCGGGGAAGCGAAGACCCAGACGGACGCCTGGGGGGTGAGTAGCGGCTTAGCGTGGTCCAGGAATCCGCCCAACCATGACAAGAATTCACTGGCCTTATCCCACTGGTTATCCCAATCTTCCTGCTTGACCTTGAAGTAAGGCGGATCAGTGAGTAAAACATCTGCCTTGCTATCGAGGGTGGGCAGTATTTCCAACGAGTCGCCGTGATACAAAGTCACCGCCTCGTCCTGAAAATAAACGCTCATTTGTAGAAGTCCTTTGACCATGGGCTGTTAGCCGCGGGTTTAGATGATGGTTCGTCATCCCAGCGCCCGGCAGTAAGCCAGGAAGCGGGGTGCGGTATGAACTCAGGTTCTTTGCCTTGCGTTTCGCGCTTCAAGAGTTCGATGCCTTGAAGGATCTGCTCTAGGTTGGTGAGGCGTATCGCCTTGTCGAAGGCTTTCTTCACGGCGATCTTTCCAACCTTGCGCGGGTAGGCTGCCCAGAACGTGTCGAAGTCCGTCGAAGCCGCAGGCTTTGATGAGGGAGTCTTTTTACTTTCCCTTCCCATCCCTTCCCTTCCTAGGGGGAGAGTTGGTGAGAGTTCGGGAGTTGCGGTGAGTTCACCTAAACTCACCGGAGTTTCGGCGGGGATGAGTGAGTCCACCTGAGCGCAGGCGGGGCATCGTGTTTTCCAGCGAGGGTCGATCTTCTGATGGTCCTCAAACCGCTTCACCAGCAGGTAGGAGCGCCCGTCAGCTTCCATCCTGACTACACGCCCGGACGCCATAATCTCGTCCAGCAGCGCCTCAATATCGACGTTATCCATCGGCAGGACTTGCAGCTTCAGCTTCATCGCGTCGTCAGCCAGGTGCCCGTGATCGCACATAGTGAAGTTCCACATGCCGATGTAAAGCAGGCGGGCGAAGGGTGACAGTTTGACCATGTTCCCGTCCGTCCAAAAGTCCGGCTTGATGGTCCTGATGCGTGCCACTCGGGCACCGTCCTTTCGTTGCTGTTATGCGGGTTGCTTGTGCGCTGGCTGTTTCCGTTTCCAGTAGCCGCGGGCTTCTTCCGCCGCTGCTTGGAGTCCTTTTCGTCCGCCGTGAATTGGCGGGGGTAGGCGTTTCTTGCCGGTGGATAGCTCGTATATGGCTTCTTCCATTTGCCGTTTGCGTTCGGCGTATTCGTCGGCGCGGCGTTTGGCTGCCCGGATTTCTCGGAGCTGCTGGGATAGTTCGTCGGCTTCGGCTTTTTGGGCGTCGGCTTCGGCTTGTGCTGCTGCGAGTTCAGCGGCGTATGTCTGCTTGCCTTTGTACTGGTAGGCCATTACTTCTTCTTTCCTTTCATCACGTTCCTAATGGCTTGCTCGGCAGTCGGGTCCCTGAACCGCCTACTGTCGCTACCGCTGGGTGGGGGTCGGCGTTCGTCCGCATGACACAAGCAGGCGCGTTGGCGGGCGCATACCTGGAGGCCGGTAAAACAACAGCCGCGGGCGCACGGGGTCACTGCTGCTCGCGTTTCTGGATTTCGCGGCCGATGTACCAGATGGCCTTGCGCAGGTCTTCGAGCGGGGCGCCTTTGAGGTCGGCGCGGAGGATGTACTTCACGGCATTACCGAGGCAGAAGCCCATATGCTCCGTGATCGTGATTACTTCCACGCCGGACGGTTGGCTGGTGTAGTGCGCTGGGTGGTTTACGGGGTCGCTCATGTGTCCTTCTCGGGGTAGGCGTCCCGTGTTAGGGAGGCGTAGTTGCGTGATGTTTTGGTGCCGTCCGTGCGCCAGATCGTGTATGAGTAGGCGCCGGTGGTTGGGTTTTGGGATTCGCGGAGTAGGCGCCCGGTTCGGCGGTTCCTGACATCACCGTCCGGGGTGATCTGGTACGCGGGGAAACCTGGGATCGTCCGCCACTCGGAATCGGTCAGGTCCCGGCCATCAGTGGTTAGCATGGGTGGCTCTCGGGTATGGGTGAGGGGCGCCCCGTAATGGAGCGCCCCTCATGGTGGGTTAGCGGTTGTCGAGTGCGGCGTATATTTCCGCGAGCGTCCCGGTGATTGGCCCGCAGTCGTGCCGGTCCACGCGCCCGTTCGTGATGGACAGTTCGCCGTTACAGCGCACACAAGTTGTCAGGAATGACGCCTGCTCATCGCGGGGCTTCGTCTTGAAGTTCGCCATCAGAACGCCGGTCCGTCGCCCGGTGAGCCCCAGCCGCCGCCATTATTCGCTGACTGCTGTGGGCGCTGCTGCTGGTTGCCGGCCTTGGGGATGATGCTGATGTTCTTGGGCTTGATTTCAGCGGACCAGCCCTTGGTGCCGTCCTTCTTCTCGTAGGTGCGGACAGCTGCGGTTCCGGTGACGAGTACCTTCGTGCCCTTGTGCAGGTGTTCGGCCCAGAACTCGGCCTTACGTTCCCACTCGGTTACGCGCCACCAGGTTGTCTCGCCCGCGTCTTCCCATTCGTTGGTCTGCTGGTTCAGCCGGCGCGGGGTGTCGCCAATGGAGAACTCCAGTTTGGCCTTCCCGTTCGGTGTGAAGGTCAGTTCGCTGTCGGATCCGAGGTTTCCGGTTACGGTGATGTCTGCCATGGTTACTTGCTCGCTTCTTCTTCGATGGTGAATGTGATCTTGTGTCGCGAAACGGTTTCGCCGCCGCCACCGTAGTACTCGGCCCAGATACCTGCCGGTCCCGCGTCGAATCCAACCTCTTCGGCGTATCCGTCCGCGGTGAAGGTGGACAGTGCCGCCTCGATTTCCTTGGCGATCAGTTCAGTGATGAGGCTCATGCGTTCTGTTCCTTTGCTGCTGCGGTTTCGGTGACGTAGTTGATGATGTGGTCGGGGGCGCCGTTGTCTGCCAGGAAAGACAGGTAGGCGTCTACGGTGCCGTCCGTGATGGCTTTGGCGGTGTCAGCCTTCACCTTGTCCGAGACGCTGCCAGTTGCGGCCTGCTGTGCTGGCTTGGGGGCTTCCTTGAGGGGCTGCACGGTGTAGGTAACCCGCTTGCCCCTAGTAGCGGTCAGCTTGAGGTTCAGCGGGCCGTCAAGGTGTGAGAGCGCCGCGATACGGATACCTCCCACCGCTTCCTTGCCGAAGCGAACGTTCGGATCGTGGAAGAGTTGCACGCGGCGCCCAACCCATGCGTCGGAGTCGTCGCCCCACGCGGTGAGTAGAACGCGCAACATGGTCAGCGGTGGGCGCCACACACGGTTCTCGCCTTCAAGGTCGATGTCGTATTTCTGTTCCGCCGCGCCGTTCTTGACGCCTGCGATAGAAAAGACCCTCGGGCCTTGCAGGAAGTCCTCAGCGTTCCATTGGTCGGAGCGTGGTTCTGCGGTGATTTTCATAGGGTCAACTCCAGGTCAGTGTCGATGCCTAGCAGGTCTTCGGTTTCGTAGACCGCATAGTTGGGGAGTGCGATTGGTTCGGCGGGTGGGTAGCCGGGCCAGTTGCCGGTTTCGGTGCATTCGCGGTAGATGCGCTTAGCCCGGTCGTTGAGTGCCCGGCCCAAGTCGATGGCTTCCCAGTCGAGTTCAACGACGGACACAAGATAGGGCGCGGTCTTCTCCACGAGTACGAACGTGAACGGCAGCTCTTCGCCGGTCGCCGCTTTGACGCCGTCGATGTAGTGCGCCGCTGACTGGTGATAGCCGAAGTTGTGTGCCGTCTTACCAAACTCCCGCGGGTCAGCGTTCACGGTGGTCTTGAGGTCCACCAACTGCCCCGGCTTCCAAGCATCGGGCCGGCACTTGAGCATCAGCCCGTCCTCATCCCAAAAGACTGATTCCTCGGCCTTGTGGCCAGTAAACAGGGGCAGGGCAATGCTGTGGCGCATCACTGAGTCATGCATGGCCTTGACCTGCTCTAGCTCCTTGGTGAGTAGCGGTTGCTTGCCAGCGGCCAGAGCGTCAGCCTTCGCGGCCTTGGCGTCCTTCGTGAGCCAGTTCGCGGCGTCCACGATGACGAACTGGGACGTGTCGCCTTC